ATCCTCCCAGGAATCAATTATCGCTTGGAACTGGGACCCTAAGAACAAAAGTGCTGAAGCTGATACGAGCAACAGGGTATTGGTCGTTTTCACAACCGTCTTCAGACCGTTCGATTACAGCAGTTTCTGCGTATTCTTGAACTATATTACTCATAACTTTCCTGCTCCTGGAATATATTGATTAATTTTTACTAAAGTAAACATAACTTCAGGTTGATCATACTTTTCGTATTCAACTAATGTTTCCAAACGATCTTCTAATTCATCTTGCAACATTTGGGTTGCTACCGTGTCATCTTGAAATTCTCCAGGAATGGAAACTTCAATTTCTGCAATAAGCTTAACTTTCATGAGTAGGAGTAGCTTCTTCGTTAACTAAAAGATAAAGACGAATATCAAGAAGAAGATCTGTCATTTCAGCTGATGAAACCAACTGTTGACCAGATATATCTTTGATAGCTTTATCAACTAAAGTAATTGCTTTGTTACTTTCAGTCATGCTTGACCTCCACGTTTTTTATATATAGTAACTGCTTCGTCTAAAGTAGAGCAATAATCTCCAGTCTCAGCTGCAAAGCCTTCAGGACGAGCTATAACAGTCCATACTACATATGGATGATACTCTCCTTCTTTGCAGCAAATAGCTACCCAAGTAGCATAAGAATCGCCAGGAACTCTATCAGTTTTTTTGGTTGAAGCAATAACCATTCTTTTGGTGTCGCCAACTACATCACCAATCCGAAGTTCATTGTCAAGATTAAGTTCATTTGTCATCGTTTTTTCCTATTGCAAAAGAAGTAACTTCATCTGGAAGAGTAATAAAATCATAATTGAATAGATCATTCCACTTATCCAAGAGAGTATCTTCAGCTAACTGAAGTTCATCTTCTGGAGACAGATTTGTATTTAATTCAATTAATTCTGATACATAAGTAGTTCCAAGAACGGCAGTAACGTTATATATTGTCATAGTACGCCCTCCGGGGCTCGAACCCGGGACCAATAGATTAAAAGTCTACTGCTCTACCAACTGAGCTAAAGGCGCTTATAGAAATCTAAAGATAGATATCTTTATTGTCTTCGTGTTGTGACTTTATAATTGCGAGTGGAACCTTACGGGAATCAATTTGTTTTGCGATTTTCTTGAAACGTTTGCGTTTCTTAATTTTGTATCCAGCAGTGTGAAGATCTTTTATAATTTGCTCAGGAATACCATGCCACAAGGTGACACCAGAACGAGTAAGGCTATGAGCAATTATATCGAGCTTTGGCTTGGAATGAAGCTTGGTGTACATTATAAATATTTGTCCTTAATCCAATCGACAATCATCACTAAAGTAAAAGCAATTACTATGCTAATAAATATTTGCATTAGAAATAACTTTCATTTCTGTGATTAGATGTATAAGCATTTTTGTAAGCTTTGCGACGTTGTCTAGCAGTTCGTCTAAATCGAATACGAATAATAACATCTTTAAAAGATTGAATCATGGTTGATCCTTATTAATAGTTTTTCTAGCACTTTTTCTTTGTGCGTTTCCATATGGAATGTAACCTAAAGCTATTCGTTGCTCTTCGGTTTCACCACCCCATATTCCATATTCTAGATTTTTTCTAGCGTATTGTCTACACTGAATTGATACAGGACATTGATTGCAGATAGCTAAAGCTTTAGCTTCTCTTTTTAATCTAGCCTGAGGACGTTCGTTGTAAACGGGAAAAAATAATTCAGTTTGACTTTTACATATAGCTTCGTCAAACCAGAAAGAATGGTACATTTAAATCCTTAAAAGATACTGATTAGTTTAAAGTGGCCATTTCTTTGAATCTGATTTAGGGTCTAAGGCTGGAATAATATTGCAAGAAATATTGTGAGATTCCTGAACGGAATCTACCCAGGATTTAGCAGATTCAAGATTATGAAACGGACCCCATGATACGACATGGGTATATCCATGATATTGAACAAAATATGTATATTTAATAGGAACATCAATTGGAGCTATAGAATTATACCAATCAAGTTTGCTTGTTTCTATATCTTCAGTTGTTATATCATCTAAAAAAGAAACAGATTTAAAAAAGTTTTTAACTTTGGTGAGCACTGTGTTTTTCCTTTGTAAAGTCAACAGAAATTACATTGTCTGTAATTAAGTTGTCTGGAACATAAAGTAAGACTTTAGATAAAGCTTGTAGATAGTTTCTAAAAGCTGGGTGATTTACTTTTTCTTCCGGAATTTCATCTCCATATTCACCTCGATGAATGTAGAGAACCTTTCCATCAGGAAAATGAAAATCTAAACGATATCCAGAATCTGAAATAAAATATTCAAGTGCAGATTCAATATTATTAAAATGATCGTGAATCTGACCTTCGTTGGAACGGGTGGTAAATTGAATAGACATTATAAATACTTCCATTTATCAATTCCAGGGATAAGTCCTAATGTAGATCCATTATCCCATTTTACAAATAATGTACCAACATCATCAACATGATCAATTGTACCTTGAGTACCTGGTGTTAAAGCAGTAAATTCATCGGTACAAAGAATTAACTCAACTCTTTTTCCAACAAGAGTTTTGCCATAATCAGAGTAAAGTGGATTTTTTTTCATAGCTCCCAGAGCAGGGCTCGAACCTGCGACCAACGGATTAACAGTCCGTAGCTCTGCCAACTGAGCTATCTGGGAAAATTTTATAATCTAGTTCTTCTATCTTGAAGTTTAGGAGAAGCAGGAAAAAATGAAGAAGTGTTAAGTACAACGTCAGTAAAATCTTTTGAATTTAAAGTTCTACCTATTCTGTTTTCTAAACAAGATATACATAACATTCCATCGTTTTTTTGCAATCCAGATTGAAGCCAAACATGATCATGAACCATATAATACTCATATGTTTCCATGGTATTAATTTGACAATCTAGACAAAAATCATTAGGGTGAGGTTCGTACATAAATTACCAAGTAACAGCAAATATAAACATAGTAGTTAGAAGAATAAACAAAGTTAAAACTTCATAACGGTACTGCATATATTTGCGTCCAAAGACAATTCCTTTACGATAAATATTGTTAGTGTACTTATCGTGCCATGCGGCACCAGGGTAAGAATGAAAATGGTGATCTTCTATTTTATCAAAATGCTTAACAGCATAATCGAATCCAAATAAAAAAGATTTAATTCTTAATTTTAACATAATTAATTAGCTAGATATTCATTGAGTGCATACTTGTATTCATCACAAATATAAGTAATCGCACCATAAACAATAGAAGCATAAAGCTCATTGTCAGACTGTGTATTTGATCCATTTGAAAGGTAGTTTACAATCCAAGGAATTGTCTTACCTTGATCAAGAACGCTACAAATAATGTCGCCATATTCAATAAGCTTTGCTTTACTCATAGTGTTAGCCTGACCTGAGTTATTGTATACGTGCTCAAGATAGGCATCATACTTATTTACTGGAGCAGCTGTAACAGGAGGGTCAGTTACAATAGGGGCTGCTGTAGTAGCAGGAGATGAGTTATTGCTTCCAGAAGCAGCAATAACAATTATTAGAATTGCAATTGCAGCAACAAGAAATGCAATAGCAAAGTTCTTTTTGTTAATCGTAAAAGTATCCTTCTTCTCTGGCTGAGGTGCAGGAGGTGGGTCTAAAAGTATGTCATTCATTTTATTTCCTTATGATTATTTTGTAGTGCATAGTATAGCACACAGTACCCGAGACCGGACTTGAACCGGTAAGGTGTTGCCACCCGGGGGGTTTAAGCCCCCTGCGTCTGCCTATTCCGCCACTCGGGCTTGAGATAAATTAATTGTCTCTTGTTATGCCCATAATAGCATCTTTGAGGCATTGTATACAGAGGAGTTTATTTAGAACAGTGGACTTATTTACCTCATTAGAAATAGTTCCACAAGATGAACATTTTTTCTTAGCGTTAAAGTTCTTATTTAGATCAGGCTTTTGACGCTTGTTCATAGTCACTAAGTTCATTCTCCGTCATACCAGGGTTGGTTAGAATATAATGCATGCCAGAAAAATAATCTGAAATATGTTCTATTTCGTTTTTAGTAATCTTTGTATCACCATATTCTACGTAATTAGCGTGATCGCCTAGCATGTTTTCAACAAGCTTAATAAGTTTAATTGTAGTAGAAATATTAGACAAGTCTTCAGGTGAAGACGTAATCATCATTGCCATAGTCATATAATCTTCCTTTCTTGAGTAAGATTAATTTAATAGTTATTTATAAAATATGTTCAAAATAGAGTCAATCATTTGCTGAGAAACAGATTGAGAATCTGCACCAACAACTAAAGCGTGACCATAAATTGTAGAGTTTTGATAAATGTTAGTATAGGTTCTATACAGAACCGTAGCATCATGATTTACTCTGGAATAGATTCCAAAGTCTGCATATGAAAGCATCATGTATACATCGTCAGTAATCTTTATTTTGTACGTGGGTTCATTTTGAAAAACGTAATCAATAACTTTATCATACGTTTCAAGCAAAATAGCAGCACGTCCTTCATAAGGAATAAATAAAGTTTCTACTTTGTTTTCAAGATCATTTTCTTTAATTAAAGTCAAATTAATTTCCTTTAGATTTATTTGTCAAAGAAGACATACTATTTCTAGGATATATATTAACCTTTGAAGTTGACTTAGAATAAGATCCATCATATGAAACAGATTTCATAGTACAGTAGGAAATGTTTTTAGGAGTAACTCTTAAATTGTAAACATTCCAACCATAACGCAAACTACGAGGAATCATATATTCTGTAGATCCGTTACAAGTAAGTACATAATAAGAAACATTTTTAAAATTTACATATGGATCTCTATATGATACTTGAACAAAACTTTTAAAAGATCCATCAAGTTCTTGTAATATAGGTGAATAAACTGGTCTAGAAGATGGAGATGGAATTGTTGTAGTAACAGGAACAGTAGTTGTAACTACAGGATATGTAGTTGTAGTTACAGGAATTGTTGTAGTAGTTACGGGAACGGTAGTGGTGGTTGTTGAAATTGGAACTGTTGTAGTTGTTACTGGAACGGTAGTGGTTACGGGAACTGTTGTAGTTGTTGGAGTTGGTTCAGTAGAACCAAACAAGTGAGCAAAATCTAATCTGGAAATAGTTATTCCAGAATAGGCGTCGTAAGCTGTTTTTGTTGTTGACTTAAAATCAGAAACAACTTTTGTTACTGATTGAACTCCAAACTTAGATCTGTAAACAGCAAATGCTCCAGTAACAAATGGAGTAGCCATAGAAGTTCCAGAAGCTGTACCATATGATGCTCCAGTTTTAGATGAATTAATGGAAGCACCGGGTGCAGCAATTGTGGTGAATTTATTTATATTTGAAAAATTAGTAATAGATGTAGAGCCAGTATACATAGCAGCGACAGAAACTGCAGATGAAATACAAGCAGGAGCGCTCATACCGTAAGAGTATGCATTTCCAGCTGCAATAACAGTAGCTATGTTTTTAGCTCTAAGATTTTCAATAGCAGTTGTCATCGCCGGCATATAATCATCACAAGTGGTTACATAATTGGTAGAACCACCAAGAGACATATTAATAGAGGCAATATTGTATTGATCAGAAATGGAATAAACCCAATTTAAAGCACGAACAATATCGTCATCATAGGCTGCTCCAGTAGAATCAAATACGTTAATAGCAATGATATTAGCTTCTGGGGCTACGCCATGGAATGAAGAATTATATCCTGCAACAATACCGGTTACATGAGTACCGTGCCAATGAACAGGCTTTGCTGCTCCAGGACCAATTTGTTCAGTAGTACCATTAGGACACTGAGGAGAAAAACATGCTTCAAGTGAAACTCTATTTTGAAAAAACGGATGAGAAGTTTCTACACCCGTATCAATAATAACAGTGTAAACACCTTTGCCACGATACTGTGAATCATAAGGTATGTTAGCTGAAATAAAAGGAATAGCAGAAGTTAAAGAATAAGTAAACTTAACCCGTGATGTAGCAGGAGCGACATCATATGTGTTGTACTTTGCTTTTGCTGGACTGTAAATAAATAGACTAGAAATTAAAGCAAAAGTAAACACAAAATGTTTAAGCTTGAAGGACATGATAATTCCATTTCACATTGGATATATAAAAAGACTGAGGAACAAAATTGTCTGTAGTGTAAACAACTCGATACACATCATTTTTTTGTATTTGCAACATACACCAAGAACAAGGTTTTGCCATAGCGTGAGATCCATCAACTTTAAGTCTAGCAATATAAAGCGTAACGTCGGATGGATCAGAACAAGCTTGCATGGCACCAATTTCTGCATGCGTGCTGAACCTGTTTGGTGGTGTGCTAGGAGATATCTTTGTAACATTAATATCAGCACCCAAAACAGAACCAGCTCTGACAGCAAGACAAGCCATTTTAAATCTGTTGTCTGAAGTCTGAGCAAGTTTGGCTGCAGCAGAAAGAAAAGATTTATCTTTACCAGATATGTAGGCATATGAATCTATATCGTAAGCATCGTAAGGATACGGTATAAAATCATTGGGATTAAAATAATTCATGTTAGAAATTTCGTTTATTATAATCTATCTTGTTCTGAAGCCATTTAGGCTTAGGATTGTTTTCATAATAACGAGAAATAATTTGACTGGCCATACCCTTAGTCATATCAGAAGTAATAGGTATACCAATACGCTTTAATAATTTTTGTTGAGAATCTGTTGGAGCATCAGATCTCCAGGTAGCTGATGCATCCAACAAAGACATAGATGAAGATCTATTCTTTTGCACCCATCTATCTGAACGAGCAAATGCTTCACGCATATCAGGAACAATTCCTAATACTCTGGTAGACTTCTGATGATTGTCATGTAAAGTAACATTCCAACGACCAAGTGTATCACATTTAATCTTCATTGATTCGGAATTATTCAAACCAAGATGAAATTCATCTTCTGCTATTTCTGCCCAAACCAGCTTGTAATATTCCGTAATAACTGGATTCGGAGGCGGTGGCATAAATAGGTTAATGCGAGTATAAGCAATATCGATGTCATCTGGATTGAGAACACGAACTGCTTCGCCTGGACAATAGGATTCAAGTTCTTCAAATTTCTTAGCAACATCAGTTAAACTTTGACCTTGCAAATCGAATTCTGGTGGCATACCCAAAAGAGTAGGAAGGCCAATAGGCTTCTTTCCCTTTGTGGTGTCTGCAATATCTATAATGATACAATTTTGTTTGCCTTCGAATAGTCTGGTTCCTCGACCAACAATTTGAGTATAAAGCAAAGCACTTCGTGTTGGCTTTGCAAGAATTATAGCCTCTAAAGATGGTTCGTCAAAACCTTCAGTCAAAACGCCAACATTTACAATAACGGAAATCTGGCCCATTGCAAATTGTGCAAGGATCTTTTCTCGTTCTTCTCTTGGCGTTGTGCCTACGATTACGGCTGTTTCTACCGACGCTTGTCGAAAGGATATGGCCAAGTTTTCGGCATGTCTGACGCCGGATGCGAATACAAGGGCTTTCTTAAAAGGAGCCAAATTGCGATAGGCAGCGACAACATGAGCGTTGCGCTCAGGGTTATCAATTTTTTCTTCCAACTGAGATTGGCTATATTCGCCATTTTGAATCTCCACTTCTGAAATATCGGTACTTGTTTTAACTCTATATCCAACGAGTGGAGCCAACCAACCGTCTTCAATTAGATCTTGTATGGTTTTGTAGTAAACGATTTCATCGAATACATCAATTAATCGTGTCGAATCCGATCTTTGCGGCGTAGCAGTAACGCCCAGCAAGAAATCAGGAGAAAAGTAATCAATAACTCTTCTATAACTAGGAGCAGCAGCATGATGAGCCTCATCTATAACAATAGATTTAAAATAATTATTAGGATAGTTCGTAATACGGGGGGTGTTATTACGACCCAATGTGGCTACTGAAGCAACAACAATGTCGACATGACCTGCATGTCTTTCTGCTTGTTCAATTTCAACAGTAAGATTTGGATTTGAAGCTAAAATTTTAGATCTAGCTTGATCCAATAATTCAGACCTATGAGCCAATACGAGCATTGGCAATGTGTCTGGTTTAATTATTGGAAGTTGTGAAAATATAACAGTTTTTCCTGCTCCCGTTGGAAGCACAACTAGCTGTTTGTTAATGCCATTATTAGCATTAGAAACAACAGCATCAAGAGCTTCTGTTTGATATGGGCGCAGTGTAAATGTCATATTTTAAAATCCAAATAAATCACATTCTCCAAAGAATGGTTCAAAGGTAAACTTATCTTCTAGTTCTTTGTAATCGAACGCTTCCAGTTTACCACAAACAATTGTGTCTGACTCTTTAAAGCAGACAAAAGATTCATCAAAAAAAGTAAAAAATGGTTTATAATTTTCTGAATCTGAAATGACATTATCATCATTATTATCAATAATAGGTATTGTTTTCATATATTATCCTTTAACTAAGAATGAAGTTTCTCTCTTTTTGAGATTATCTTTGTTAAGAATTTCGTAAATCATTTGATTGTCATCAAAGAAAGCAAGTACATCATCAACGTGAAATGGACCTTGATTGTCTACGTGTGAAAATATATAAAAAAGTTCTACCATATCACCAGATGAATTCAAAGAAGAATCATCATCAGATTTAATAATAGAAACCATAGATGAAGATTTATGGTCAAATGTTACATTGTTTTCTAAATCCATCTGATATGGAAGAGTATAAATAAAACAAAAGTCCGGAGAAACAAAAGCCATGTTCATGGCATCATATTTCTTTTCTCCAGAATCAGGATCTCTAATTGTAGTGTCGGTTAAAACAATAAACAATTCTGAACGAATAGCTATAGGAAGAAATAGCATTTCGCACAAAGCCTGATAAAGATCTTCTTTTCCATTAACTGGTCGAGAAGTTACAATAGCAGAAATTTCTTTATTGCAATTAAATACTACTACGGTAGCAGAAAAACTATCTGGACCATTTGCCTTAAGGACCTGTGCAAAAAATTTAGAAGATTTTTCTACTTGGCCCCAAGCATCTGTCATGATAGCAGAAGTTTTTTCGTTAAAATCTTCTGGATTAGTAAATTCAAATGAGTGTTCACTATTAGACATAAAGTTTCCAATCAATAATATTAAATAAAAGAAGTATAAGAGAAGTGTCTGGGGATACTAAAATCCCCAGACACTTCAATTTTACACTTACTAAAACTCAGCTTTGAGTCTACGAACAGGAGCAGGCTGCTGAACGTTAGTAAACACAATTGGAGAATACTGAGCATGATGCTTTTGATACTCGAGCACGTCTGTAAAGACATGTTCAGTACCATCAGGATCAGTGTGTACCCACTTCTTGTGCTTAAACGTTTTAAGCTTGTACTCTCCGTTTTCATATTGCATGATAACGCGCTTACCGATTCCGTAATGAATGAGAGCCTTTTCAAGATACGGATAAACTGTGCGGTTCATTACAATTTGATCAGAGAGTTTACCTGTGCTGGTAGGCTCTTTGATGGTTGTGCAATACAGTGCAATGACAAAGTCATGCTGGTCTTCAATGCGCTCAAAAGAATTGATTGCATTAACGACAAACTTGTAAAGATAATCCCATTCTTCACGCTTAATAGCACCAACAGTTTGAACATAGTCGTTGCTGTTAGTGTTGTAAATGTTCATACGGAAATTGCGAAGAATTGGACCGGCGTGGTAATACAAGCGTTCGCCAAGAGCTTGAATCGTAGGTGACAATTCAATATTCTCCTGAGAATACTTGGTAACACGATCAACATACAAAGCATTGTAGTGCTTGCAGAGATTATTCAAATGAGTAAGAGTTCCTGAATAGGTTTCAACTTCAGGATGCTTACGAGCAAGATTCTTAAAACGACCATGCCAAAGATCATGATCAACTGGACGACCAGAATTGAGAACTTCTTGAATAATGGTTTCTGCTTCAGCATCGATAGCTTGACGATCTCGAGCATCGGAAGTTTGAGTACAACCGTCGATTGCAGACTCAAGAGAACAAACTTGAACTGGACGATGCTTTCCAATTGTGGAAGAATGCAACATTGATGCGTTTACAAAACGACCAACATTACCACCCATCATCGCAGTATCAATGTCTGCCATTACGTCTTCAACCGAATACTCTGCACCGGATTGACGAGGAGGTTGTGGATCATGGTCACTGGGCAAACCGAGATACTTGACCTGCTTGTTGCGAATTGCATAAGACAATCGCACAGGCCAATTCTTTCCGTTTACTTCAGGAAAACTAATGACTTCGCCATTAGCCTTGGACCAAGTAGGATACCACTCGTCTTCAACGTAGCTGAGAATAGAATACTCACCATATCCGTTGGGCGAACGAGCAATAATAACTACTTTCTCACCATCTCGTGTACCACCCGTAAGAGTGCGGTAAAACAGCTTGAAAAAGTCGTCCTCGTCATGACCGCCATGGCTCTCGTACATCTCGAGCCAGTCAAAGTCATTGACAACATGGACGCCAATATCGTTAAGTCGACGAATTGTACCTTCTTCGACTTCAATTTCCCATCCGCCCATACGAGCCAATGATTCAGGAATCACTTGCTCGTATACGCTACAAGGAATGGGAATACGATTTTCAAGTGGCTTTGCGTGTGAAATTGCAAGAGTCTTAAACAACCACGGAGAATCCGTAATTGACAATCCCATGCTAGCCCAACGATAGCCAACGTAACCAATTCGAGCTTGAGCTTCTACATCTTCAACTTCCTTGTTGTCACGAGAAAACTGACGAACAAAGTATGACTTCCAGTTGGTAAGAAGACGTCCATTGATTGCATCTTGGAACATCTTTTCATAATCTTCCTTAAGCCACATTTCCATGTCTGCTTTACGGAACAACTTAGGAAAGTTGATAACAGTTTGATCGTCTGTGACTACACGAGACTTAGGACCCTGAGGTTCTGCGATAAGACGGAACCCTCCAGTATAGGAAAGTTCCTTTTTGACATTGTCTCGAGTGGTAATAACGTCAACGCCTTCAGGAAGATTGTCGGAAACAAAGAAGTTACCCTTAATCATTCCATCTTCAAAAAGAAGTCGTCCGTTAAATACGCGAGATTCAATCAAGAACTTACGGAGATCTGCCTGAATCTTAGGATCGTAATAGACGTCGTTTTCATCTGCTGTGTTGGTAGAATCGTAGATAGGCATTGCTTCTACAGCTTGACGAATGAGTCGAGAAGAGACAACAAAACCACCGTCAAGAAGACGAGGAGTTGCCTCTTCAACCCATTCAGCCCAACCAGAATCGAAATTAAAACGAGTATAGTCAGTAGGATTTGCCCATTTGATGTTAACAGAATCAAAGTGCATATTGATGAGCGATGCACGGTGTGCAGTCTTCAAACGCTTAGAAGTCTTGCCTCCACCTTTGACCTTGTATCCTGCTTTCTTAAGAGCAGACATCCAACCGGTAGAACCCTTGAGGGATACTGCAACAATCTTGTTCTTATCCACAAGTGCATATTCGACAGAAGGATGAGAAATAATCTTTTCAACTTCTGCACGATCAAACACATTGGTGGGAACAGGCATTGTAGCAACACGAAACTCGGAAGCATCAACGCTGTCCATAAGTTCACGCATAATACCAATATCGTAAAATCCGATTTGGTAATCGTTAGTGGAACGCAAGGGAGCATCTTTAAATGCTTTCATGCGTACAGTAGGCCGATATGTATTAAAATTCATAATCCCTCCTTAGGATTAGTCATTAGTCCCTTCTTTTTGTATAAACTATTGCCTTGTTAAAAAACAAATTTATACAATTAGAATATTTGATACTTGTGAGTGCCAGCTGTTATATTTTTGAAGCCAGGCTGGCGCTGGTTCTTTTCAGGTATATAACTAAACCTGTCCTAGGAACTAGGAAACTTTAGGAGTGATGACAGAAGCTAACTTAGATCCTGGGGATAACTTAGTTAGCTCATGTCCATTAACAATAAGGTGATAATCGTTCAAAGCATCACAAAGTCGCAAGCAAATAGAATGCAGGGCTTCGTGAGAAATTGAATCAACTTCCAGACTTTCGTATATATCTCTATAAAGCTTAGTGTAATTCATGAAAATTACCTCTTAAATAGATATAAAACTACTGATCTGTGAGCATGTGTTTAGCTCAACTGAACAAGAGTTCTAGTGATTCTTCAACGGTGAAAACGTCGTTTACAGTTTGAACAGTTTTTGCCTTGTTGCCACTTCCTTTCTTGGGTCGAAGTTCGTACTTAAGACCAATCGAGAACTTGAAGTTGCGATTGTAACGAGTGAACTGAATGGCATCAGTTTCGCTGATTGCAATCTCAAGAATCGTTTGAGCTTCTGGCATTTTGCCTTCAACTAGAATCTCTGGCTCTGCAACACCAAGTTTGCAGATAGCCCAATTGGTTGTATCAACGGGAATCGATACTCCATAAATGGATGCACGAACTCCGTAGAAACCAAGAGGATGACCTTTTGAATTGTGAGCTTCTGTAATTGGTTTGCAGTATGTGACTTTGCGCTTCGAATCAGATTCGTAAAACAAAACCAAGTAGCAGTCTTGCCAGTTGGCAGGATAATTTAAATCCATAATTTTACTTTCTTAAAAGGTTAAACAATTAATGTCTTTATTTTGTAGAT